TTGCTTGCCTGTGGCTTCTGGAGCGCTAGGTGTTGTGCTAACACCCAAAGAACCAATTGCAGTCGCTCTAGCACCTTGATCTAGTGTGCTTAATAACTTCTCTTTAAGAAATTGTCTTGTATTGCTAGTATTGTTAATAGCTTGATCTAAATATGGTTGAATAAGTTGATCAGCTCTTTCTTTTGGAATACCCAAAGCCTTTGCTTGTTCTTCACCATATTTTTTCATCACTTCGCTTAGTTGATTTTTGTCAACTTTGTCTGGGTTTTGTTCTGATGCAATTATGAGTGGATGGTTAATCAATGGTGTTAATCTATTTGCAACTGCTGTGCTTTGTTTGTTAGCAAAATCTAGTTGTGCAGACTGAGTACCAACACCAGCCGTTTCTGTGGCAAATTTTTGTGCTTCAATTTTAGGTTGCTCTGTTCCGACAGCAACATTTGTTTCAGCTTTTAGTTTTTTCAATAACTCTGGTTTGGCTTCTTCAGCATATGCGGTTTCTGCTTGTTGTTGGCGCAAAGTCAAAGGATTAATTTGTCCAGCTTGTTGATAAGCCTGAACACCTCTAGCCATATTAAGCATCTCTCCAAGAGTCATACCCTTGGGAGGTTCAATCTTTGATGCTACGTCTGAAATGTTAAAGTCTGCCATGTTTGTCCTTATGTACTAGCCAACAATGCCAGGAGTTTGGAAATACTGCTGGATGCCACCCGGCTGGTTCAAGTTATAATTTGATCCTTGATTTGCTCCATAAGTGTTAGGGTTTAACAATTGTGCTAAGTACATATTGTTACCGGCATTTTGAATGCCACCACTAACAGCGTTAGCAGCACCTATTTGACCGGCTGCCTGTGCGTTAGCAGCACCAACCCCTAATTGTGCAATGTTGGTAGCGTTGCCTGTTGCAAGGTTAGAAATACCAGCTGTGGCGTTTTGACCAATATTGGCTATACCAGACAATCGGTTAAAAATGTTTGTCTGTTGTGCTTGATTTTGAGTAAAGCCTTGATTTTGTTGGCCCATGTAATTTGTTAAAGCATTTTGATAAGCAGTACCTGCATAATTCTGGGTGTAATTTTGCAAACCTTTTAAAGCATTACCACCAATCAATCCACCTGTTGCGTTGTTTGCTAAATTTGTAGCATTCTGTCCTTCTTGGAGCTGAAACGCATAATTTGGCGCTAAATTAGCAGTCAAATCAGCGTTTGTCATTGGCTGATAGGTTTGCGTTGGCGTGGTCAAATATGGCTGTTGAGCATTAAGACCCGACAAACCTTGTGCTCCAGTTTGTTGATAAGGAGTGTAATTGGGCGCTAAATCTTTGTAAGTTGTTTGTAATTGCTCTTGGGCATTACTTGCTGCCTGAGACTGCGTGTTAGCAGCAGATTTAGAAGCATTAGCTCCAATAACAGAAGATGCTAAAACTGTTCCAGCTACTATCCAAGTCATAATATCCCCTTTACCAAATTATTTTGGAGTTCTGCAGCCCAATCTTTGAGCTTGTTTGACGCATCAAATAGAGCAGTTTCATCAGGTTCAATTAACTCTGCTTCTATTTCATTTAAATCAATCTTGTCAGTTTTGTGGATTGTTATGCCAATAGCGTCAGTAAGTGCTAAAGTGACTCTTTTTGTACCACTTTTGCTCTCAATTATATCCCCAGCAGACAATTTAACCATACCTTTTTCTGACCACGCCACTATTTCACCTTGGGCACACATAAAGAAATGATCTTTTTTGTGTACTTTACCCACAATTAATGTTCCCGCAACTCTTGGAACTTTGCGACAGTACATACCATCACTAAAGTAATGTTGAGTTGTAAGCTCAACTTGTGGCATTTGTTTAACATCTGCCTCAAGTCTTAAAATTTGTTCCCTTGTGGGAATGTGCAATACTTCATTCATAGATTGTAAAAAGGTACTTTGTATTGCTTACCATTGACTGTGACTTGCATATAGCCCGCTGGACTAGATGGAAGTGCTGGGGTTGTTGTTGTTGAGCTAAAGTTAAGCATATTCAAAAAGAACTGCTGCCAAGGGCGTGTAGGTCTTTTAGAGCTTGTATCCAAGAATTCAGTTTGTGGATAAGGATTGGTCTGGGGTGAACCATAGGTATTAGCCATTAGTTTTCCCCTTGACTAGCTTTGAGGTTAGCCGACACAATCGTTGCATTAATTGGATCGGTCACCACCACTTCAAAGATTTTGTCTCTAGACCAACCCAAACGTCTCCAAATGGCACGATTCTTGTACTTGCCAATCTTACCAATAGACACCCAATGTTCTTTAGACCAAGTAGAACCACCATCATTCGACCATCTCAGCATAGCTTTTGGATCAACACCTTGTGAATTATTAAATGCTGGGCTAGGAATAGTGTAAACAGGAAATTGCGTTCTAAGAGCATCGAGCAAAGCAGACGCTGTTTGCGCTGGCGTTACATTGTGATTAGCCGTGTACTGCGTAGGATAGCCACCAGAGCCATTTGTTGGCGTTCCAAGCGTCACTTGTGTTGTCTTAACCCTATTGGGTATTAAAGTGCTTAAATTGGCTGCAAAGGGCTGAATTGCAGTAGGGGGCACATAAGTGTCGTTTGTGTTGTAGTAAAAATAAAATCTACATTTATTGGTGTAAAAACTTGGAATACTTTGCCAAGAAGTTAGCGAATAGTATGGACTGGCAGCCAAAGGTGTTGAGTTAGCCGTGTAGGTATTTATGGCAGCAACACCTGTAGAGCCAATTGGATTTGTTGCGTCACCCGCACCAGTTGTCACTAAGTTCATTGGGCCGTACAAATTCATTACAGCATTAGGCCAAGTTCCATTCGATTGTGCTTGAGTTATTACGGCTTCTATTGCTAAATAACCGCCAGCACTATTACCAGCCACCATCAAACCAAATTGAGCAACTTGCTGCTGTAGTGTTGTCCACAAAGCGTTTTGGCTTGGGGCTAAAGACGATGCGCCAGGGTTTAACAATATGTTAATTACTTTTGCCACATCATTCACATTGTTTGGATAATCACCAGATGGGGTTAAACGATAATTAACAGCAATAACAACATAGTTATCTAAAACAATTGGGTTGTAATATTCTGTTTCATTGGCTTTATCGCCATTACTCCAACTACCAGCGTGAATCCAAACTACAACTCCTTTTGGCATCAGACCATTTTTGTTAACCACATCCCAAGACGATGGGCTAATGATGTCTACTTTTTGTAATGTGTCAGTCCCATAAGGGATATTTGATATTGTTGCGCCTAGAGCGGGCGCACCTAAAGAAACTCCAGAAAAATCAGTTTGAGAACTGGAGACATAAGTAGCGACTTGACCTGTTTGAGAATTTCCACTTATTGCATATCCTGAAATGGCAATGCCAGCTATTGCTGATGGGGTAAAACTGGCATTTGGGTTTGATAATCCTACGCCTGGTTGAAACTGAATTTGCAATTCTTCAAAATATTGACGTTGCAAGTCAGAAACCAAGTGAGGTGCTCGTCTTAGTCTTCTAATTTCTTGGCCATTATCTGTGTAATTATTAGGGTCTAATTGATAGATGTTCCCATTTTGGTAGTCACCAACGTACACCAAACCATTGAAAGTGGCACAACAATTACCACGATGTCTGTGGTAGACGTTGTTACTGTCCACCGCTAACCATTTGTGCCACATTCCTGTGGTATTGTCCCAAACCCAAGTCAAATCTAGGCTAGGGAATGTAATAACGTAACATTCGTGACCTTCTAGCTGATATGTCCACGCAATAGCGTCTGAGATGTTTTGGTTAACCAAAGTCTGCTCAACTGCGTGGGTAGAAATTCTTGTTGGTACATAGCCGTTCATCATTACGATTTGGCCTTGACCACGTTGATTTCTAGCTAGATAGGCAAATGAGTTACCAACCCTTGATACTGAGAATTTGGCAATAATGCCATGCTGGGTGCTAGTGCCAGGTATTCTTTGGAATGGGAAAGGAAATGAACCCACATCCACCCAAACTTCGCTAGATACTTCACCAAGCAAATAAACTTCACGATGGTCTACCACCAACGACACAAGTTGATCTGGTGCGCCATCTTTGCTTGAAAACTGCAAAGGTGCTGATAAAGGGCTTAGTAGGTTACTACAACCAAATTGCTGAGTATTTGGCCTGTTGTAGACAAAGATGTTGTCCACAATGTCCACTACGTCAGCGCCCTGAAACGCCCCATCAGTTGCCGGTAATACTGAGAAAGCAGTAGCTGTAAGGGTAGACGAACTACCCAAAGGTGAAATGCTTGCTGTGGCAGATGCTCCACCTGTACCACTAAAGCTCAGAGCTGGGTTAGAAGTGTAAAAAGAACCACCATTGACTATTATGTAGTCGTTGTTTAGGCTAAAAGTGAGCGTAATTGATGCGCCCTTACCAGTCCCACCGCTAAACGATGTAGCCCCACTAGGTGCTGCCGTGTAAGTTCCTACGTTGTAAATAGATACGCCAGTAATAACGCCACTAATTACAGTTGTCACCTTTAATTGGCAAGCAGTTGAATAAGTGCCACCAAATCCTGTAATGATGTCTCCTACTGTATATCCTGTTCCACCAGAGGTAATGCTTGTAGCGCTAACACCAATTGAATTCCATGTAATAGTAGCAGTTGTGCCACCAATACTAGGGTTTGATATGGTCACCGCAGGGGGTGCTGTATAGCCTGTTCCAGCATTTAAAAGATTAACGCTTGTTACACTACCATTGGTAATATTTGTGTTGATTGAGTAAAGCCCTAGAGCATTAGCAGTTGTAGGTACTGAGGTAATGATCGTATTGGGGGGGATGTTAAGACCAGTGATGGTTTGTCCAACAACCAATGGCCCAGATATTATTCCTGTGACATTAATTTGTGAGCCTGATGCAGTACCAACAAAAGATGACGTTATGTATGTACTTATGTAAATACTGTAGCGATTTACGCCATCAGTAATCATTACATACAAACCATTGTCTGAAATGCCAACACGACCTGTCGTAGTGGTCAAGTTGCCCATTGTGAACGTGTTACCAAAAGCGTCTAAAGCGTACACGACTGAGCCACATACTGCTACCAAGTACTTACCGCCAGAGACTGTTCTTAGCCCCCTCACTTCTGCTCCCGCTGCTAAAGTGGTTAAAAGGGTAAGGCCAGGCGTTGGATAAAGCGCAACTACACCACGTTGACCAGGTTGTTTAAGTGGGTCTATTTCAGGTCGAAAGTTTATACACTCCTGATCATCTTGGTAGATTGATGGAGAAGTGTAAGATGGGCCAACAAACCCAAAGTCCATTATAGACCTGCCTTTGCAATAAGTTCTTGTACTGCTTGGATTAGGTAAACCATCACAAAACTGTTATCCACAGACTGATATATTGGATTGCCATTTTCGTCTACTTGGTTCGCTGTACCAGCTACGGCATTAGGCACAACTGATTGCAACTCGTCAGCAATGAAACCAACATCAGCCAACTGACTAGCTTGCCAAGTAAACGATCTTGGGGTTAATTGCTTAATCTTGTCTATGCCTGTACCGGCTGCAAGAGTAGCAATGTTGGACTTTAGTCTACGATCTGAGGTTGTGCCATAAGTTGTGGTTGAACCATTTGTGCTGATTGCACCAACTTGAGTAACTGAGCTAGGTGAACCATAACCAAAGAATGCTAGGTTGCTACCTGTGTTACCTGTAACAGCAGCAATTGCGTTACTTGTAGCCCCACCCACATAAGCGCCTAGAGCGTTGGTTGAAGATGCCGTGGTTTGTGTGTACAACTCAACCACGTTAGCAAATGTACTAGCAGAACCAAAGTAAGATGCGCCTGTAATAGCTAGTCCACCTGAATAACTGTTTCCAACAGAACAAACAGATTGCAAACTAGGCACAGCACCTGTTGGTGTTCCCCATGTTCCATCGTTTCTTAAATAAGTGGATGTATTGCCAGCAGGGGCAGAAATGCCATAACCATTCCAATTAAACGTACTAGCCAAATAAAAACTAGACCAAGCATAACTAGGTGATCCAAGGGTCAAAGCGTTATTTGTAGCAGGGATAAAAGATGAGTTATACAAGTAGACTTGAGTGCTATTGTTTCCAATACCAATTGTGGCTGCAGACGCTCCGATACCATAAGTAGTACCAGCAGGGCCACTAGACGATACACCCACACCAACACCACCAAATGTAGAGTTAGTGGTTGTTGTGATGCCACCAGAGTATGAGTTACCAGCAGTTGCTACTTGTTGCAATGTAGGCGTTGATCCGCCAGAAGTAGTAACCCAAGAACCTTGCTGATTAAGGAAAAGCGTACTGCTTCCACTTGAGCTATTAGGAGCACTAATCGACACATTGCCCCAATAGAAAGCCCCAGCTACACCCAAACTAGCCCACAATTGTGAACTTGAACCCAAAGCAATTGAGTTACTGGTTGCAGGGACTAATGTAGCTCCAGATAGGTAAACAGTATTGGTTGATCCACCATTGTTGTTTTGGAAGCCAATTGTGTTGTTTGCTGTGGCAATACCATAGACTGAAGAACCGCCATATGTACCAGTTCCTAAACCAATTCCAACTGTGGCAAAACTTGCTGTGTTTGTGGTGCTATTCCCTGCGTTAGTTACAGTCTGCAACGTAGCGCTTGAACCTGACCCATTGGATGCTGCCGTGACACGGCCATAAGCATCAACAGTAATATTTGCACCTGTATAACTGCCTGCCGTCACAGCAGTTGTTGCTAATCCAACTGTGCCTGTGGATGTGATTGTTCCACCAGTTAGTTGGCCTGATGTAAAAGTAATCGAGGTTACTGTACCGCCACCACTAGGTGTAGCCCAAGTTCCATCATTTCTCAAGAATGTGCCTGTAGAACCTGATGGGGCTGGGATTGTGTAGGTGCTCCAGTAAAAGCTACCTGCAACACCTAAACTTGACCATTGTGAAGATGGAGCACCCAAAGCAATACCACTATTGGAAGATGAGCCATTAGAGTACGGCAAAAAGGCAGCACCTGACAATAAAACAGAATATGGTGTTGAACCACCATTGTTGCTTTGCATACCAATGTAATTGGCGCTAGTTGCTATCCCATAAACAGTTGTTCCTGTGGGAGAGTTAATTTGGTAACCAATACCAGTACCCACGCCACCAACTACACCAAACAAACAAGTATTTGTAGTGGTGTTGCCATAGTTAGTAACTGCTTGCAAAGTGCTGCCAGAACCATTGTAAACAAAATTGTTAACGTCATTGAGCCATGAAGCCCTAATAACTGTTGTGCCGTCAATAAAAGTTGTTGATGCCATTAGATGAAGCCCCCATGTAGGATAAACCCAGCATCTCTAGTCTTAGTGGATGTGAGTACATTGTCATAACGTGCCAATTGGACAGGTCGCATATTCGTACGCTTAATCGTACTCTTGCCTTGGGCAGCGTAACTTTGAATCATCCCGATTTGAACCGGACTGGCTTTGCCGTACATTGGCATGAGTCTTTCGGCTAAACACCATCGCAGAGCCATGTTATAGCCCTCTGGGAGTGCCATAACGTCATACAGCGATGTGTTTCTAGTAAAAATGTTATCAGCAAACAGATGAACTTCACCTTGTGCCGGGTTAGGCCATAAGAAGATATTGCCCAAAATTTCAGTAGGCTGATAGTAAACTGCTTTAGGCCAAGGGCCATTCAAGCTCTTTAAACCAATCATTTCGTATTCTTCTACGTTTAACACAGAAACAGGGTAATCTAGACCACCGCCTGTTATTGCTACGCCATTAGAAGTTGTATTAACACGAACAAAAGCACTATTTAACGTAAGTGGGCGCTTGTAATAGCCCACAATAGTAGTGGATGCGACAGTTTGGCTTACATTTAGTAAGTAAGTGCCCGCTTCCAAGATTTGACCACCAGCACCTGTGCCAAAACCTACAATCGTAGTGCCAGGTGTAATGCCAGTTCCACTCAAAACCATGTTCATGGACACAGCGCCACTATTGATGGATGTGACTGTGAGCACATTACCAGTGATTGACCCTACAAAGTTGGCTTGAATCGTGCCTGTAGGCCCTATTGAGTATTGTACTTGTCCAGGTGTTACGTTAAATACTATTTCTGTCTTGTAAAACACCATCATAGATTCGTTAGACCATTGATCTAACATATCTTGCAGCATATCAAATGCGTCTTGTGCTGCTTCTGGCGTGGGTATTTCGCCAGCTTCTAAAGCGCCAATATCTTTTAAAGCTCTGCTAATGATGTCTATGGGTTGTGTCATCTTTATCCACCAAAAGGTTTAAAAGTGTTGAAAACCCAAGGCAAAGCAGTTTTTTCTACTTGCACTAGCTGTTTTTCTAAGTTGGATTGTATGATATTTACGTTATCTTGGGTAGTTTCTTGAATAATCCAATCAATAATATTCTGTTCTTTTACCTCATTTAAGGGCGTTTTCATTACAGGATTGGCAAACTGATGTGTTCCTTGTTGCTCAACTGTGTTTGTGCCATCAGTTAAAGAAACAAAAAACTCAGCATGGGTGATCAAGTCCCCATCAGTCTCGATTGAGATTATTTTAAAATTCATGCAACCAAGTCCCATGTTTTAGATTCTTCATTCCATGTGTAACGCTTGGGTACGTCTGGTGTTCCTAAGTCTGTTGGATAGGGCATTGGGGCATCCCACAAACAAGTGGATTCGTTTAAGACCCAAGATGCGTAAGGTTTGGGAGGAATGAAAGCATCTCGACCAGCGTCATAGGTGTATCCAAGGCCAGCGTAATTTTTACGAAATGGAGTGCCACCTAAATTGTGTACACCTCCGTTTGTGTTGTAACTGGTTTGTTTGTATACGTCACCAGTGCGAGCAGACAATTCCGCTTCTTTGCCGTTGTCTTCATCTCTGCCGACAGTGACAAATACTACTACGTTGTTTTCATCTAATTTAGCAAAGTGTGCCATGTTTTTCCTTAACTGAATGTCACAGTTTCTGACGTTGTTGATGTTGCAGTAACTGAATAAATTGTGTAACCAGATACTGAAGTAATAGTTGTGTATGTAACACCACCAGAGAATGTTGCACCAATACCAGATGGAACTTTAATAATAGCAACACCTGAACCACCAGAGCCAGCAGTTGTTCCAGATCGTTCTCCCCCACCTCCACCAGAACCTGTATTTGTAGACCCTGATGTTCCATTAACTCTAGTAGTGTTATATCCAAGAACACCACCATTACCACCAATGCCAGAACCACCACTTGAAGGTGTTCCATTGAAACAACCACCACCACCACCAGCGGCATAATAAAGAGAAGAACCAGTTATAGAGTTTGCAGTTCCACTACCACCATTACCAGCTAAACCATTAGCATCATAAGCAACATTGTTTTGTCCATTACCACCTACTGAACCTGAACCTCCTCCTCCACCTCCCGGCTTTTGAGTACCTCCAGCACCTGAAGTTCCTCCATTATTTCCTTGACCTGATGGGGTTGCAGTTCCACCACTTGCCCCACCAGCTCCTCCACCTCCACCTCCAGAACCACCATTGCTTCCTGTTGGAGTTGCATTGCCACCACCGCCACCTCCACCATAAGCAGTAATTGAACTAAAAACTGAATTATTCCCAGTTACTCCATTAGGTATATCTGTTGATCCAGCTCCACCAGCACCAACTGTTAGTGTATAAGCAGTGCTAAAAGATAATGATAATGTGCTTGCTAGATAACCTCCAGCACCACCACCACCTGGTTCATAAAGACATCCACCGCCACCACCACCAGCCACCAGCAAATAAATTGCACTTAATGTTGAGGCAATATTAAACGTAACTGTCTCAGATGTTGTTGAAGTAGCAGTAACTGTATAAACACGATTAGCACCTACTACTGCACCTGTATAAGTTACACCAGCAGAGAATGTAGCAATGTATGCTTTGGGAATAGAAATAATGACTACACCAGAACCACCATTGCCACCAGCATTACCACCTTGTGCGCCACCGCCACCACCTCCAGTATTAGCAGTTCCAGATGTTGATGTGCCAACTCCACCATACCCACCGCCATTACCTCCACCTCCAGTACCACCTTGACCACCAACTCCCAAAGTATTTCCGCTATGTTGTCCACCACCCCCACCACCAGCATAATAAACACTAGAACCTGTAATGCTATTGGCAAGACCAGCTCCACCATTACCACATTGTGTACTTATAATGCTTCCATTACCACCAACAGCTCCCGCACCGCCTCCACCGCCTGATGTGACAAATACGTTTGAACTTGAGCCACCATTATTTCCTTGGCCTGATGGTGTAGCTATGCCACCTGAGTAAATTCCACCAGCATATCCACCACCACCTGATCCACCATTTCCCCCATTACCACTATTTGATCCACCACCTCCACCATATGAATGTATAGTGGAAAAATATGAATCTGATCCAGTAGTAGGTGAACTTGCTGAACCTCCAGCACCTACTGTAACTGTATAAGCAATATTAAGCGATGCAATTAATGTGTTCGTTAAATATCCACCAGCTCCACCACCACCTGTAGCATTTTGTGTGTAGCCAGCACCACCACCAGCCACTACCAAATAATTAGCAGAAATAGTAACAACTGGCTTTTTAGCCCCAGTAAAGAAAAAGTCTAATGCTCCAAACATATTATGCAAACGCCTGTGCGTAAGTGCCATACCAAACAGAATTAATACATACAAATGACAATATGTCTAAGCCTGTGGATGCAGTTGTGGTAATTGTAGGTGCTGTGCCCCCCGGCCACTTGACCCCAGTAAACGTAGCAGTTCTTGACCCTGTGCCATCTTGAATGACTTTTAAGATAAACGATGTGCCACTTGTTGCAGTTGGCATGGTAAACGTACAGTTACCAGTCAGCGTATAACTTAAAACAGTTCCTGAAGACAATGATAGGGTAACTGCTGTGCTTGAGTTAGCAAGAGCTGGGGCAGTTTCTAAGTATGCTGTAATTGTGGGATTGGTCAGCGTTTTGTTGGTAAAAGTCTCACTACCAGCCAATGTAGCCAAAGTCCCAGTAGTAGGCAATGTGACGTTAGTGTTTGCTGTGACTGTCAGCGTAGTGGTAAATGCTCCTGAAGTGGTAAACGATCCACCCAAAGTAATGGTGTTTGAACCATTATTTACTCCAGTTCCACCATAAGTTGCTCCTATCAGGCTTGCAGTCCAAGTACCAGCAGTTAGTGTTCCAACTCCTGTAATGCCTGTGTAAGACCCTGAAATGTAGCTTGTGCCTACTGTACCACTACTAATATTTGATGCGTTTAAAGACGTTAGAGAAGCTCCAGAACCACTAAAAGCAGTGGTAGTTAGTGTTCCTGTGCTAGGTGTGTACTGTAGCTTGGTTGAGCTTGTGTAAATTGTGCTTAAACTGCCTGAAGTAGCACTTGTGAAGTTGATATAACGTGTGCTTGCTGTGCTTGTGTCATCAGTTATTGTTGTTGCTGATTGCACGTTAGCCCAAGTGGGTACACCACCAGAAACAGTTAAAACTTGGTTTGTAGACCCAATTGCTAATTTACTCAGAGTATTGGATGCTGATGCGTATAAAGTATCACCAGTTGTATAGGTAGTTTGACTAGTACCCCCATAAATAGCGCCGATTGCAACGCCATTCCAAGTTGTATTGGTGATTGATCCAGCCCAATTTAGGGTATTTGTAGACCAAGAAGCGTTAGCTGGTACGCCAAAATGGTAGTCCCAAGTACCCGCTGCCGTACTATTTGTCAACAAAGTTAAGGTTACAAACCCGCCACTTGGCACAGAAACAATCAATGTTCCTGAATTATTGTTAACAGTAATAGCACCGCTAGTTTGGTTATTGTTGAATGTATAAATAATCCCTGCGCTTAAAGTCGTAGCATCAGGCAATTTAAATGTTTGACCGCCTGACCCTGTGACTACATAATTAGGGGTAGAACTAGCCAATAATGTGGTTGTTGTGCCCGCTGCTGCAGTATTTGTAAACCCAGAGTAAAAAATGTTAGCCGTAGCGTTAGCATTGGTGTCTCTTAAAACCACGCTAGAAGACCCAGAACTAGATGTAACACCTGTACCTCCATTAGCGACCGCAAGCGTTCCAGCAAGGGTTACAGCCCCTGTAGTGGCCGTATTTGGAGTCAGTCCTGTTGTTCCACCACTAAAAGATGATACTGTGCTGATAGTACCCCAAGATGGTACGCCACCAGATAACACTAGATATTGGCCATTAGACCCAGCCGCCAAGAATGTCGTTACGCCTGATGCTGATTGATAAGGCAAAGAACCTGAAGCTCCACCTGCCAGGTTAGTGGCCGTGGTAGCTGTTGTCGCAGTAGACGCATTACCAGTTAAAGCGCCTACAAATGTTGTTGTGGTGAGCGTGTTGCTCGATGGATTGAATGTCAAGCCTGTGCTGACGTTTTCAGTAGTAATCACACCGCTAGTAGCGCTTGTGAATGCTAAATAGCGTGATGCGTTGGTTGTGTTGTCAGTAACAATCGTCAACCCTGAACCGCCCTGCGCCCAAGTGACGTTAGTTCCATCAGTTTTTAGGAAATAACCGGCATTTCCTGATTGGCTAGGCAAAAGATTGGTCAATGCCCCTGCGTTAGTGGTAGCGCCAGTTCCACCAGAACCAACTGCTAATGTGCCACCCAATGTAATTGTTCCACTTGAAACAATCGGGCCACCTGACGTAGTGAGTCCTGTAGTGCCACCTGACACTTGAACGCTAGATACACCACCGGCAGCACTAGTAAAAGGCAAACCCGCTGGGCCAATAAACGTGACAAACGCTAGAGTAGTGGGGTCGTATAAAGCCTGGACAGGCAATATGTTCGTTGTTTGTGTAATCCCAACATTATTACTTGTTGCCATATTTATACCCAAAAAAGAGGGGGTGTTTAGCCCCCTTTAGATCAAGATTGATCAGACATTGGCGTGACGTACAAGGTGCTTGTACTTGAACCAATTGTGGTAACTGAAAATGAATTAGGAGGTACTGCAACCACCATAGGGGCGCTCATAGTAACTCCAAGAACAAACGATGTGCTAGGTGTACCAGATACAGGCAAAACAGCAGCAGGGGCTGATGTAGGCGTGATGGTCACAGCAACTACGTTTGAACTTAGATTCAAAAATCCAGCATAGTTAATTTGATCGTTGCCACTAGGTGTTACTGTTACGGCAGTCGATGAAGACGTAGTAACAGAAATAGCCGTGGTTGGCCCTGCGATCCGATAAACTGATGTGTTAGACATTACACGACACCATTAGGAATTGGGCTGTCTTCGCAAGTTTTGACGCTTACCAACAAAACTGCAGCAGCTTGAGTCACAGATGCGCCAGTCAAGTTCAATAAACGAACAATAATTGCATTGTCAGCATTGGTGTAAGCATTACAAATACCAACACCAACAGTCATTGCAGCGTCCACTTGAACTTGAATCTTGTCAGTTGACTTAACACCTGGGCAAGCAATAGTTACTTCAGTTGTTGTGGTTGAAAAAGTTGTGCTTGGAAGTGTGAGCTGTGCAATTGTGTGTGCAAGTACATTTCCACGGCAAATGGTAGTTTTTGACATAGTTAAATCCTTTGATTAATTGTATCTTAAATGCGAAAAAGCCACCCCCTTTGTGTGAGAGTGGCTTTCTACTTTCCTAATCCTTATGGGAGGAAAGTTAGATCGTATCCATATACGAATACGTCACAAGTTGCTGCAATCGTAGTTCCAACATTGACATACATCGTTGATGGATTAGAAATAGCAGTTGCTGCATTTGTTGCGGCAGAGGTTGTTACATATGGGCCACCTGTGTTGCTAGTCAAAGCAGCGGTAGTCAATACTGTTGAACCTGTTGCGCCTGTGCCTGTGTACACACCAACAGTAGCTGTAGCAATAGTGGTTGTTGCACCGCTAGAGTTCAAGCCATTAGTGATGAGTACGCTAACAGGTACAAATTTGCTCACATTTAAAATTGACATTGCTGTGTCACCAGCAGCAGACAAGTTTACTGATTGAGCAGACGCAATCAAACGCAATGCCTGGTTAGTGGCTAGGTTTGAGGGGTGATTAGCAACTGTTGTTGCTGGGCCTGGATTTGCCATAATTTATTCTCCTTTAAGTTAATTAAGCAGCAACACGGCAAGCCAACTCAGGATAGAGTGGGGCCCAACCATACAGCACATCCAAACGTGTAGGAATACTGTCGTTATTCACAGTATATTGCCTCACGATTCTCATGGAAAGTCCAATTTCTTTATCGCTTGCACGACCAGCGAAATGGACACCTTCTGGCAGCTCTAAATCACAAATTGCCAACGCAAAAGCGTTGCGGTGCATGATTAGATTTTGTGGTGAGTATGTTGAGTTAGAAGAAACACCAATGTTGTAAGGTGTAACTGCTGCGCTTGCTGCGGGTGATGCTGTGACGTTCTGGAATTGACCGCCATAAATCAAAGCAGGGCTAACTGTCACGCTTGTGTTTCCATTGGTCAATGCAACTGCTGATTTAACAACAAAGTTACGCAACTTATTAGAACCATATGCAGCACGATTTTGTGGGTTAACACCATACACACTAGCAAAATTGATAATGTCACCAGCGTTCAATGTGCCAGTAGCAGTAGCAGTAATGTTGATAGTGGAGCTAGATGCCCAACCACTTGACAAACCTTGATTAGCACCATTTACAGTAATTGATCCGGCTGTAGAACCAGTCCAAAAACCAAATGATTGCGAGACCACATTTTGATCAAGTCGCCAATTCATCCCGCCGCTGTCTCTGCCCATCAAACCTTTGCGGTACTGTTCACCAATTGCCTCTTGGGGCACAAACAAACCTTTGAGTGAATCAACAATTGTTGCGCTTGTGAAAGGCTCAACAATACATGATCTACGGCCGTCACGAGGTGCGCCTTCAGAGTCCAAATACGCTTGACCTGTTAGGTAAGTAATTAGACCAGTAGGAGGTGTGCCTGGTGTGCCGACAATGTTAGCTGTGTTCAAGTTAGCCATTGACAAGCCATCACGGTCTATACGATTGGCTATGGCTGCCACGGCCGGTTTGAGAATTCGATCCGAAAACATGTCCAACGAAAGTGCTAAATCTTGAGTGGAAAATTGTGTATCCACATGAAATTGAGTACTTAAGGTAACAGGTACAGACGTTTCGTTAAAGTCTTCAACATTCAAAGCCGGGCCTACTGTACCAACGAAGCGTCCGGGCCTGCGAATATTTACAGTATTTCCAATTTTCGCACCAACGACCGCAAACTGATCATCGTAGTCTCTAGTTGTTTCGCTTGTAAACGTCAACTCATTTTCTAAAACCATCAATGCTTCATTGGTGATCTTAGATATCGTAAGCAGATTATTTGCCATGATTCATTCCTTTGAAAATAAAAAAGTCTTTACCTAATCTTTTTAGCCAGTCGTGCTTCTTTCCATTGCTTGTACGTTCCATGAAATTCACCATTGCTGTCAATGTTGGCCTCACTTGGAGCGCTAGTCGCACGAATAGGACTAATTGGCTTCGGTGCGTTTGATTTAGTCGCAGCTTTCACTTCTTCTTGAGGGGCTTTCTCAAGCCTGGCCTCTATCTTCCCAATTTCTCTAAGAGCACCAATTGACGTTAACTTACTGAGCTTTTCAGCCACTTCAGGATTCTCAGCCAAGTGATATAGGATTCTTGGGCCTAAGTCACTCTCGAAAATCGCATCTCTTACTTGGTCGCTCACAACGACTTCGCTAGACGCTATCATGTCATCGTAATCAGGCAATTCTTTCTTGACTTCGCTTTGGCG